GAACGTGCCGCCCAAGTATTGGTTCCCGGTAGTGGCGATCAGCAATATCAAGCAGATCAAGGCGCACGTAATCGCTTATACCTTTCCAGATCCGGCTGAGAAGCGCAAGGATATCAACTACCTCAAGGTCGAGATCCACAGACCGCCAAATGTTGGCGAGGATAGCTATGTCATCGAGCACCAGCTCTATAGACTCAAGAACAACAAGATCGATTCTGGGGCATTGCCTCTTGACACCTTTCCTGAATTCTCGGCTCTGTTGCCCATTGAGCCCACGGGCTTGGATGACTTCGATGTAATCGACATCCAGAACAAACCCGAGACAGACCAGCTCATTGGATGTGATGATTATTCTGATATCAACACTCTCGTCCATGAAATCGAGATGCGTTATGCTCAGATCTTCCGCATAGAGGACAAGTTTGCCGATCCCTCCATGTACGGTCCGCCAACCGAGGAACAGGACCCGAGGGACGGGGAATATCGCGTCATGGGAGGATCTCGATACATCATAGTCAATGAGGGGCAGACTCCACCTGGAGTCATCGATGGGCGCGGACCCCCGGTAACAAGCTACACCACGATTGGTGACCTCATGCAGAGGCTCTATGAGATCTCGGGGACATGCAAGGTGGCTTTTGATGCCTCACAGGCTGGATCAACTCTCTCAGGCACTGCTCTGAAGCTCATGATGGCCCGACCAATCATGAAAGCGTCAGGAATCAAGCTGCGCTATGATGCGAATCTGAAGATGGCAGTTCGCCTCTGCTCGCAGATGGAAGTGTTCCATGCGATGGATGAGGCTGTCGAAGTTCAGGATTTCACAATTGACTGGAAAGACGGGCTTCCTGACGACCCGAACGAAGAAGCTCAAAGGGATTCGGTGTACGTAACAAGTCGGGTACGATCCCCACAGGGCCTCATGCGAGAAAAGGGCTATTCTGATAAGCAAATTGCACAAGAACAAAAAGAAATGAACGCCCCGATAACGATCGGCGGCGGTTTATAGATATAGATTCTATTTATTTAATTGGAAATTAGCGGCTACCGGATGCCCAATTCCGGGTGATTTTCATGACAGACAGCAAAGACGACAAGGGCCAACCTGGCGACCAGAACGAGAACGGCCAGGGTGACAAGAATACCGCTGATAAGGGCGGGGATGACAAGGGCGATCAGCAAAAGAACGCAGACGGATTCACGCCTGAGCAGCAAGCGAAGATCAATTCCTTTCTCGCGGAGGAGAGGCGCAAGGAAAGGGCAGTAGCTGCCAAAATCAAGACCGAATTGGATGCTCTTAAGACCAAGGACCTGCCCGAAGCTCAGCAGAACAAGCAGAAGGTCGAGGAACTCTCCAAGAGACTGGCAGTTTTTGAGGCCCGAGAACTTGCAAATTCCATTTGCGCGGACCTGAAGATCCCGAAAGAAGATCGGGCGAAGTACATCAATCACGTTACCGCGACCGATGAAGAAGGGATTCGGGAACAGATCAAGAAACTCAAGGCAGATTTCGCCCCACCCAAGACCGGCACTGGCAGCAATCCCGCTAAGACCGGGAAGCCTGGCAAGTATGACAATATCAATCAATTCATTCGCAGCCGGGGAAAAATGACAGGTTAGGAGTTTAATTTATGGTAGAAACCGATTACAATCACAACATAGAGCGGACTGACGCATCTCCGCTCATCAACGAGGAAGTCATAGCCGAGATCATCAAGGAAGTGCCCCTGCAAAGTTCAGTTCTGCAGCTCATGAGAAGGCTGCCTAACGCCAGCAAGAAGCAGGTAAGGATACCGGTTCTCAACGCCTTGGCAACTGCATACTTCGTGGCAGGAGAAGGCGGCGACACCCCTGGATCAATCACGGGGCAGAAGAAGACCACCAAGATCGAGTGGGCGAACAAGTATGTCTACATCGAGGAAGTGGCAGCCATTGTTCCCGTAGCTCAACAGGTCCTGGATGACAGCGACTATGATATCTGGGCCGAGGTCAAGCCCTCTATCGTTGAGGCTATCAGTGCCGCAATTGATGCCGCAGTGCTCTTCGGTACCGACAAGCCCGGCACCTGGCCAACTGCCATCGTGACTGATGCTATTGCCAAGAGCATGTCTGTAACCGCGTCTGCAGATCTTTACAAAGATATCTACGAGGCGAATGGTATGCTAGACAAGGTCCGTAAGATGGGCTATTTCCCATCTGGATTCCTCGCCGGCATGGGTATGGAGTCTCTACTCGATGGCATCAAGGACACGATGGGCCGCCCCATCTTCGATAACTACAAGCAGGAAGACAACCAGTACAGGCTCAAGGGCAGGCCGCTCATTACTGATCCAATGGGCACAATGGATGACAATGCGGCAACCGCCCTCATGATCGCGGGCGCCTGGAACAAGGCCATATACTGCATCAGACAGGACATGACCTTTGATATCGCCACCGAAGCCGCTCTGTTCAATGCTGCTGGTGAGTTGCAGTACAGCCTCTTCCAGCAGGACATGGTAGCCCTCAGATGCGTCATGCGTCTTGGCTGGCAGATCCCGAACCCGATCAACCGGATCAAGAAGAACGCGGCTGCTCAGTACCCGTTCTCGGTACTGGTGCCGGCGGCTTGAGGTGAGACGATGAGACTTCTTCCTCTTTTTCTGGCGCTCTTCATGATTGTGAGCGGAGCTCTGGCATCTTCGGCTCCCCTGAACAAAGATGTCAACACGCCAATCAAGACCGATACCAGTTCGGTCAATAGGCTAGGCTGGATCTCAATACAGACCATCCCTGCAGCCGAGAGCAGTGACGATGATCAGATCTGTGCCGCCTTCAAGAACCAGTTCAACGCCACCACAAAGTTTGTTCTGACCACTGCATCGTCTAAGTTCCTGGCGCAACCCGATGTTCCCCGGAACATAATTGTGACCATGAACGCGACCGCGACATGCGCCATGAAGCTGACTGGAACTGATATCGCAGGAACAGCCATCACTGAGAATCTCACCTGGGCCGGCGAATCCGGTATCAAGGCCAGCACAAAGGCATTCAAGACCGTGACCAGGATAGATGCTACCGAATCCGCCACCACCGTTCAAGGCAAAATCGGAACTGGTGACCTCCTGGGACTGAATACGAAGCTTCAGAACAATACCGTGCTCCTGGATTACGTCGGGACCACAAGGGACACCAACCCGCCGAGCGTAACGATATCCAGCACTGTGCTGAGCCTCAACACCATCGACACCAGCACTGCACCTGGTGGGTACATCACGAAAGTCTGGATGGTAGTGTAGGCTTCAGCCTATCTTTTTTCATATGGAGAACAATAGATGGCAGATCTTGAAGGCAGTTACATCAATGAAGCTGATACATTGGCTTATTTCACAGGCGATCCCAGAGCAACGGCCTTCGTAGCTCTGGCTGGCGGAGTTGCCTGGTATCTGAAGAAGGCCACTAAAGTCATAGACGCTCTACCCCTCCGTGGCCACAAGTACATGCTCGATGGCTCCCAGGCTAGACAGTTCCCGAGGGAATACCGGGATGGCTACGACATGAATCTGCTGACAGGCTACGCCGAAGTCCCTCAATGCGTTCTCGATGCCTGCTGCGAAGAAGCTCTTGGTATCTTCCTCAGGCAGGACACGCAGAGGCTCCAGAACCAGAGAGAAGGCGTAGTCAGTCAGACAATAGCTGGATCTACGGAGACCTACGCGCCTGGAGCCGCAAATCGCTACAATGGCCTGATGTCGAAGGACGCATATGATCTGTTGTCAAGCCACATCGCCCGGAGCTTTCCGATCGTATGACACGATTCAATGATGCTGAGGTCGCCAGGCTGGCCAAGATTTACGGAAAGGCCGAGAAGAGCATTCTGATTCAGGTCAACAAAGCCCTTCTGAAAGGTAACGATCCTCAAGCGCTTCAGGCGATGCTCAAGAATGTGCAGCATATCAGGGCTGGACTACTGAACGGCGCCAAAGATTGGGTTTCTCAGGAAGTGTCTCACTTTTACGAGGAGGGTATAGCCGTCGCTGATGATGCTTTTGGCGCTATGGCCATCGGAGCAGTACATCAAGAGGCCATGAAGATCCTGGCAGACAACACTTTTCAGAGGCTGGTGCAGGTCGATCAAGTCATTGGTCGCAGAGTGGATGACATCTACCGCACTGTATCCCTGGAGAATATCACCGGGAATATAGCAGGATATGAAGGCTGGAGGCAGACAGCCAAGAATCTTCGGGCTGATCTGGCCGACAGAGGCATCACTGGATTCACAGATCGGGCGGGCCGAGAATGGAATATGGAGACCTATTCTGAAATGGTCGCCAGGACCTCAACCAGGGAGGCCATGAACACCGGCACCAAGAACCGGCTTCTGGAGCACGGCCATGATCTAGCCAAAATCAGCAGCAACGAGAGTGACAAAACCTGCGATGCATGTGCCGAATGGGCCGGGCAAGTCGTGAGCTTGACTGGGGAGACCGATGGCTATCCGACGCTGGATGATGCTGAAGAAGACGGCCTGTTCCATCCAAATTGTGTTCATACACTTGGTCCCGCGGTCGAAGAGGAGCTAGCCCAAAAGGAAGCAGACCAAGAAGTGAGTGCAGAAGGGGGATAGATGGTCAAGCCTTGGTTTCCCATGAAGGACTCGGCCACCTGGAAGCACAAAACGGGCATGGATGGCTATGGAAATCCGACTTTCAGCACGGTAACAATATCCTGCGATATCGTCTACGCAAGCCGAGTCGTGAGGACCATTGAAGGCGACGAACTTCGCTGCAATGCACTTCTTACCTCCATCGAGAACATAGTTCCTGGAGACACGATCACGATCAACGGCAAGGACTGGCCGATTCTGGGGACCGTAAAAGAAGGCAAAGATAACAATCGTATCATTCAGTGGCGGATGGTAGCATTCTAATGTCAGATCTTCAGTGGAATGGTGATGCCATCAAGGAAGAGCGCCGCCAGAAGGCTATGGCTGCCCTGCACGATGGCGCCGAACTCATCCTGGAGCAGTCTCTTGAGCAGGTTCCCTATGAATACGGTGACCTGGCCAGCCACGGCACGGTGATCGATCAGCCAGAGGAAAAGACGGTCCTCATAGCCTA